TCCTGGGTGAAGCTCCCGCTGATCGGCTCCAGCTCCTGAGTCACGCCTCCCCGCGAGAAGGTGAAGCGAGACCAGCGGCGATACCCCGTGGGGGTGGACAGAGCAGCCTGGGCGCGGGCTGACGCGAATGTGGTCGGCATGGCTACAGGAAGTCCTCCGGGTCGGGGGTGGACGGCCACGGCTGGCGCACGAGGATCAGGCTGAGCACCTTCACGCCCGGCGCCGGGGCACGCACCGTCCAGTCAGCGGGCGCGTACCAGCCCGGTGTGCCGCCGAGCGGCGAGTAATAGACCCGGTCCGCGCGCAGCAGCGACTCCAGCTGGTTGATCGCGGGAAGGCCTTCCACGGCGATCGACAGATTCATATCCTCCCCGGACAGCGTGGTCGAGGCCGTGTGCAGTCCGCCGTCCAGCGGAACGGAGTCGACGACCAGCCGGGGATAGGCGTGCGAACGATCGGTGACGACCGCCATCTTGGCGGTCAGGCTAGCCAGCCGGTCGAGCCCGTCCGAGTAGGTGAAGGCCGGGACGGTCGTTTCCGCGAAGTCTGAGATCTTGAGCTCCGGCACCGGCAGCGGGCCGCCCGAGATCGTGCCGTCCAGCCGCACGAAGTGGACCTCTTTGAAGGGCGGGATGTGGTTGACATTGTTGGTGTTGCCCGAGCCCGCACCAGACACCGGCGGAGAGGAACTGGCCGTGCTGCCACTGGAGTGCGTGTGTCCCGTGGTCGGGGAGTCGCCCAGGTCACCGAAGGTCGGCGCCTCGTAAGAGCCGGTGTTCGAGGCGTTGACGTTGGTGTCATGACTGTGGTTCCCGATGTCGTGGCCGTGGCTTCCCGTGCTGTGCGCGTGGGTGCTGGAGCCGCCGGTCGAGTTGACCGAGTCGGTACCGATGTCCCGGGCGAACCAGGTCCGCATGTCCGGCGTACCGCCGACCCCGTTGCACAACGTCATCAGTGGGTCGAGCGCGGCCACCGTGCCGACGTAGAGCCCGATGATCCGGGTCTGGGTGCCGCCGCCGGTGTTGCGCAGCACGCGTAGCCGCCGGTTCGGCGGCTCCAGGTTGACCACGCTGGTGTTGCCGCCGCCCACGGAGTTGGTGTTGCCCGTGCTGGAGTTGATCACGTCCATCGGGTGCGTGTGCCGGGGTAGCCAGCGCGGCGTGGCCGAGCCGTCTCCCGCGTCGACTCCGGTCGGACTGGACAGCCCGGTGTTGCCTATTGAGTGGTCGTGGCTGAAACCGGTGTGGCTGTGCGCGTTGACGGTGTGGAAGTGCGTCGTCGCCCCGTTCGTCCCTCCCCCGTTCCCGGCGGTGGGCGCGCCCTTGAGGAAGCGTCCCTTGCTGGTCGCGTCGTCGACCCAGCCGGACACGCTCTCGGTAGCCCAGCCCAGAAGGCCCGTGGCGTAGTTGGCCTGGGCGCCGTCGGACTTGACCCAGATCACCTCGCGCACCGGGGAGGTATTGCTGGCGACGCTGATACCCGGTGCCGCCGACCCGGACGCGCGGGCGCCCGCGCTCCCGACCGAGCCCGGCCGTGAGTGGGTGTGCGGCTGGTTGGCCTGGTCGATGCCCGCATTGTTGTAGCGGGCGCTGGTGGCCGAGCTCCCGGACGATCCGGTCGAGCCACCGAGGGAGTGGCTGTGCGCCGCGATGGTGTGCGTGTGGCCCGGCGTGGTGTGGACGTGGGTAGCCGCGCCGCCGGTCGCCGTCGGGGCGGCTGTCGTGCTCGCGCCCTTGGGGAAGACCCCGTCCAGCGACGTGACCCGGCTCCAGCCGGACGGGATGCTGGCGGCCGTCCCCGGCCAGCCCAGGATCATGTCAGCCGGGATGGTGTCCGGCAGCTCGACGAACGTCGACACGTAACCCTGGTAGCGGACCCGGTACGTGATGTCGCAGGCATCCGCGTGAGTTACGCAGATGCCGCCGACCTGCTGGGTCTGCGGGTCGAGCTGGGGAATCGCGAGGTCCAGGTAGGAACCGTTCAGCCCGTCCTGAATCACAGCGATCCGGGAGGAGCCAGTGCAGTCGTCGCGGTAGACCTCAGCCACCACGAAGCCGTTGTCCCACGGCTGGCCGCCGGGATCGAACCAGGTGACCCGGTAGCCGCCATATTCCGGCTCGACCGAGATCAGGGGAGGCGACGGCGGCGGCACAGTGTTCTGGATCGAGAAGGACAACGTGACCAGGTGCGGGAACGGGTCCGCTCCCCGGATCGTCGAGCGCACCGAGAAGGCCGCCGTGTAGGCGCCGTCGTCCAGGCCGACGGTCACCGGGACCGTGCTCGGCGGCGCGCCGGAGCCGGAGGTGGAGAACACCGTCACCGCGCCGGGCGAGGTCTTCACCGTGACGGACCAGTCCAGCGCGGGCAGGTCGTCGTATCCGACCGAGCCGAAGAACATGTCCGGCTGGTTGGTGTCGGTGACCGTGCCGCCGCTCTGGTCCACCCCGGCGTTGTCCTGAATCTGGGGGATGTAGTCCGGCCACAGACGGCAGTCGATGTCGACGTAGCACTCTGCTGTCCGGGTCTCGGACGCGCTGAGGTCGGGGCTGCTGAAATAGCCGCCGCCGATGTTCAGGTCGGCCAGCGCGCCGACGGTCGCCAGGCCGAACTCCGCGTCCTGCCACCAGGTGCCGGGCTGATCGGTGAAGCTGTCGATGACCGGCACCGTGTCGTAGACGATGAAGTCCTCGGAGCCGCGCCCGAAGTCGATGTCCTCGGTGCTGCTCCCCGCGTCGTTGCGCACCCGGATGCGGGCCCGCGCCTGGTGACGCTGGTAGTTGGCCGCCGGTGTGTGCGAGCCCATCCGCAGATTCCAGTTGTTGCCGGACCCGGCCGCCGCGAACTGGATATACGTCGAATCGGAGTTGTCCGAGGTGACGGCGGACAGCGTGCCCGAGGGAACCGCTACACCCCCGCCCACCTTGCGGACGGACACTGGGCGGATCACGTCAACGACAGCCATGGTGCCACCCTATCCCCGTCATGCGTGACATTTCAGACCCCCACGTCGGCCAGCTGGGGGCCAGGCTGGGGGCCGGTCCCGATGAAGTCGGCGGACACCTGGCGGATACGGCCGATCTTGACGATGCGCACCGTCTCCGCGACCGGCGCGGCCCAGACCTCGTCAGCGTCGCTCGGGCTGATCAGGACCAGCGGCCGGGACAGGACCGCGTGCAGCTGGGCCAGCTCGTCCTCCGACTCGACTGCCGCTGTCATGTGGAGGTTACGGCCGCCGGGGGGAGCAGAGGTGACGAACCGCGACCCGTTCACCCCGTTGGCCGCCGTGAAGGGCCGGTCCACGTCCCATTCGAACTTGCCCGCGACCGGCGCCCACAGCGGGCCGTTCGGCCCGGTCGAGCGGATCAGGTGCTCGTCGGTGTCCCAGTCTAGACAGAACAGGTCCGGCGCCGGGGGCGGGGCCGGGGTCTCTACCAGCTGGACGAACGCGACTTCCTCGTAGGGCGGCTCCGAGGTCGTGCTCGACAGCGTCCCCGCCGCCGTCGCGCCGACCGTCGGGGATGTGCTGTCGGTGTTGCCTGCTGAGTGGGTGTGCGTAGCCAGCGCGACCGAGATCGTGGCTGTCGCGCTGACGTTGCTGGTAGCCGCCCCGGCCGCTCCGACCGTCTCGGTGTGGGTGTGACCAGAGTTGGAGTGCGTGTGCGTGGAGCTGGTGTGCGAGTGCGGATTGAGACTGCCGCCGGTCGTCCCGATGCTCGCCGTGGCTCCGCGCGGGTAGCGCCCAGCCATGTCCGGGGTCCCGTTGCTCCCGTCACAGAGCTGCCAGAAATCGGGGATGGAGCCGAGCGAACCGCGCCATGCGCAGATCAGGCCGACCGGCAGCGACGGCACGCCCGAAGTGTTCTGTCGCGCTCGGAGGTTGCGGTACGGCGGATCGGTGGCGCCCAGGCTGGAAGCGCCGGAGTTGCCCGAGCCGCCGCTGTCCAGTGCAGCGGTACTGCCCAGGGCGACGGTCAGGCTGTGGCTGTGGCTGGCCTGCCAGAGCACGGCGTTGGCCCCCGCAACCAGGGTCTTATCGCTGGCAACGGCGCTGGTCGGCAAGCTGGTGTGACTGTGCGACGCGCCCAGGTGGCTGTGCGCCGCGACGGTGTGCAGATGGTTGTCCAGCGTGCTGGCGGCGGTCGCTCCCCCGTTACCGGCGGCGGCCGCACCCTTGAAGAATCGGTTGGCCGCGTTCGCGTAGTCGGTCCATCCTGACACTGAAATGTCAGGCATCAGTGCCAGGGCGTTGGCCGGGACGCCGATCGGACTCCCGTCCGACTCGATGAAGATCACGTCCAGGCGGGCCGGGTCGTTGTTGTCGGAGCCGATGCCCGGGGTGGCGGCGCCGGAGGCGACGGTGGCGGAGCCCGTAGACGGCCGAGTGTGGGTATGGGTGGCCGACACCGCGAGCGCGCCCGCTGTGTTGTTCGCGCTGCTGATCACGCCGGTCGCGGCGCCGGTCGCACCAGTCACGGTGTGAAGGTGGCTGATGTCGTGCGTGTGCGTACCGACGGTGTGGAGGTGACTCGCTGCTCCCCCGGTGTTGCCGGGCTCGGTCGAGTTGGTCGCCACGCCCTTGGGGTACTTGCCGTCCAGCGCGGCCGTACGGTCCCAGCCGTCCGGGATGGAGGCGGCCGTGGACGGCCACATCACGATCAGACCGGGCGGGAGCCCGGGGTCGTAGGAGTCGGACCAGTCCGAGATCCTGAGGTCACCGTCCACCCGGCCGACGGTGCGGGCGCGGTAATAGGAGCAGCACGGCTCGGGCGCGTGGTCGCACGTGAGGCCGACCCCGGTCCGGGGGAGGGTGTAATCGGTCCACTCGGCGCATTCGCCCGTGGCGAGCGGCCCGAGCATGGCGACCGTTGTCGTGCTCGACGGTGAGACGATCGCGGCTGGGCTGTGGATCGTCCACTCGTTGCCCGCCGTGTCAGTAAACGACGTCGTACCGTCCAGGTGCTGTGTGAAGTCGGGGTTCACGAGCACGGCCCCGGCGGCGCCATCGCGCACCTCGGCCGAGTAGATCCGGCCGTTCCAGCGGTTCAGCGGGGCGCCGGAACCGAGGTAGGCGCCGACGGTATAGGGCGCGGTCGAGTTGAATAGCGAGGTGGTCCCGACGCCAGTGATCAGGTCACCGAGCTGGACCCAGGGGCCGTCCGTTTCGAGCTGGTGCTCGAAGAGCACCACCCAGCCCCCGGCGCCGTCGTCCACGTCGAGCGTCACCCGGATGCGCGACACGCCGAACGCATCGATGGCGGCCCGGTCGGTCGCCTGGGCCAGCAGCGTTGAGCTCGTGCCGTCCGTCCCCCAGATCAGGAACGGCTGGCCGGTCGGGCTGTCGATGTTGAGGCGCCAGGATCGCTGGTTGGAGCCGGTGTCGTAGTGAGCAACCAGGGTGTCATCGACGTCCGGATACCAGAAGTCATCGCGCTGAGCGACCACCGTCACCTGGAGGTCGGTCGGATTGGGTTTGGTGTCGGGGGTGGAGGCGTACGAACCGGCGGCGCCGGTCATCAGCAGGTAGCCGCCGAGCGGGCAGTCGACCCGCTGCAGCTCGATGTATCCGACCTCGTCGTCGAAGTCCCCCACGTACGGGGCGCACGCGCTGAGCTGGTAGAACGGCGTGCCCTCCTGGGGCTGCACCTCGGGGTTGTCCGGCGCGGGGACGGCGCCGACCAGCAGCGTGAACGCGAGCGTCTGCTCCGTGCTGGCGTAGGCGGTATTCGCCCCGAGCGTGCTCCAGATCTGGAGGTGCGCGACATACGAGCCGTTGTCGAGTGGGCTGGTCTGCCGGTTCACGGAGGCGCCGGAAACGACGCCCGTGTCCCAGACGATCGCGCCGTTGAGCGTCACCCAGTAGCGGTACTGGCGCGCGTTCAGCCCGTCTAGATCGATCGCGCTGGCGCGGATGGTCGGCTGGGTGGTGTCGCTGATCGTGGTCGTGGAGGTGCCGGAGCCGTCCAGGATCTGAGCCGTGAAGCTCGGCGCCTCCCGGGAGTCCATGTCCAGGTAGAGCTCCTGGATCTTGACCCCGGTCGACTGGCCGGTGACGTAGGTGTAGAGCACCGTGGCCCCGTCCGGCGGCGCGCCGAAGCCCCAGGACCCAGTGATCGTGGCCGGGGAGGAGGGGAAGGACGCGGCGGCACCGGCGACCAGACCGCCCGAGCTGAGCCGCACGGCCCACCAGGCGTCACCGTCCTCCCCTCGGGCGCGCAGCCGCACCTGATGGCGGCGCTCGCCTACCGGCGGCGAGTCGACCGGGGTCGAGAGGATCAGCGCCGAGCCGCTGCCTGACCAGAGGGCATAGGTCAGGTCGCTGTCGTCCGAGGTGACGCTCTGGAAGGTGCCGCTCGGCGCGGTCGTCCACCCGACACTGGAAGAGGTGCCGGACGGCCGGAGCGTGGTAATCGTCCCGATCGGACTCGCCTCCTCGAAGTAATGGGTGTGAAGTGTCTAGCGTACGAGCGTCGCCTGAGCCAGCTTCTCCAGGATGGCCTCCGCCGCTTCCTCGCCAGCCTGGGCGCCCTGGCCCTGAACCACGATGGCGCCGGGGCCGATCGTCACCGAGACCGTGCTCCCGCCGCCGGGCTGGTTGCCGTTGACGCTGAATCCGGGCAGGTCGCCGGTCAGCTCACCGAGCATGTTCTTGATCTCGGACTGACCGCCGACCAGGCCGTCCCCGAAGCCCTTCATCACCTTGCGGCCCGCGTCGTAGAGGATTCGCTCGTCGACCGACGCCGGACCCTTCCAGTCGGGGAGCAAGGCCGTCAGCGAGGACAGCAGCCCCTGGACCCGGCCGAAGCCAGCCGAGATGCCGGAGATCAGACCGTCGATGATCTGGGCACCGGCGTTGACCAGCAGTCCACCCGCGTTCCCGAGCGCGCCCGTGACAGCGCTGCGCAGCGAGCCCACAGCGCCGATGACCGCGCCGACCCCGGCCCGGATGCCGGACGCCAGCCCATTGACCACCGAGCGGCCAGCGCCCAGCAGCCAGGAGGCAGCGCCCGCGACCGCCCCGAGGATCGCGCCCCGCACGGTGTTGATCGCGCCCCGGACGGCGCCGACACCGGCGTTGGCTATCGAGGTCGCGAAGCCGACGATGATTCGGACTCCAGCCGCCATCATCGAACCGATCAGAGTGAGCACGCCGGAGAGGATCGCGCCGTTGATTCGGAAGATCGCGCCGACGATCGAGGGCAACGCCTTGAGCAGACCCAGCAGCAGCGCACCCATGATCGTGAAGCCCGCCTGGACCAGCTGAGGGGCGGCCGCGATGAAAGCGTCCGTCAGCGCGGGGATCAGCGTGCCCGAGATGAACTGGATGATGATCGGGAGGTTCTGCGTCAGGGCATCGATCAGCGTGAGGATCAGGCTGACCCCGGCCTGGAGAATCTGCGGGTTGTTCTGGAAGAGCGCGACCAATTGCGGGATCAGGGTGTTGGTGATGAAGCTCGTGATCAGGACGACGTTCTGAGACCAGGCGGTGAGCAATGTCTGGAATACGGACAGCGCGGCAGCGATGAATTGCGGGTTGTCCTTGAACAGGCTCGTGATAGCCGGAATGATCTGAGTCGAGATCACATTGATGATCACGCCGATGTTGTTCGCCCAGCCTTGCATGAATTGCACGATCGCCTGGCCGCCCTGCTCCAGGAGCTTGGGCCCCTGGGTTTGGAGCGTGTTCAGCAACGTCGGGATCACCTGGGTCTGGATCGCGGTGACCAGGGTGGGCAGCGCGTTGCCGATGCCCTTGACGATCGCGACCAGCAGATTCGTGCCCAGCAGGAGCAGCTGAGGACCGGCCGTGATGAAGGCCGAGATGATCTGCGGAATCGCCAGGGTCAGCGCCGTGGTGATCCGGGGGAGGGCGCCGATGATGCCCTCGACCAGGCCCTGAACCAGCCGGAGCCCGGCGTTGATGATGATCGGGATCAGGCCGACCAGGCCGGTGATCAGGGACGTGATGATCGAGACGGCGGCCGGGATGAGGATCGGCAGCGACTTGACGATGCCCTCCACCAGCCCGTTGATCAGCTCCCCGGCAGCGGCTATCACCTTGGGCACTGCGGTGACCAGCCCCTGAACCAGGGCGTTGACCACGCCGACGAGCGACGCCACGATGGCCGGGATCACCCGGGGCAACGCGTCCGCGATGCCGAGCACCAGCTTCACGGCCGCGTCGAGCACGAGCGACTTCAACGCAATGAAACCGTCGATCAATCGCGGCAGGTTGTCCACCACGTAATTGATGCCGTTTGTCACCAGAGTGCGAATGGTACTGACGACCTGATCGAAGAATCCCGGGTGGAATGCCTTCTCCAGAATCGCGAATACCTCACTGGCGCCCTTCCCCTCGCGCAGCGCGGTCCACGCCTCCCGGAGAATGCCGGGGAGCGGACCGAGGAAGTTCTTCACGGCGACATAGGACCGCGCCAGGAATCCGATGAACTCGCCCAGGTTACGGATCAGGGCGCCGATGCCCTTAATGAAGTCCTGGAAGAAGATCGTCGCCTGGGGTCCGCTGGCCGCGATATTGCCGAAGAAGTTGGAGAAGTCGCGGCCAAGCCCGGGGAGCACGGCGGCGAGACCCTGGAGGAAGGGATTGGCCGAGCGAATCAGATCGCGGAAGCCGGGAAGGATGTTCTGGACCAGGCCCGCCAGGCCCTCAGCGAACGGCTTGATGGCCGGGGCGATATCCGCGAAAGCGGCTTTGACCTCGGGGCCGATCCGGACCGCTGTCGCCTCGAAGACGCCGAGCGCCTGGACGAGCGGCTGGAGGATCGGCTGAGCCGCGTCGGTGAAGGTCTTCTTGACCGAGTCGGCCAGCTTGGACGCGGCGTCGCGGAGAGCAGGCTCCTCTTTCAGGAGCATTGCCCCGAGCCCGATCAGGCCGAGACCGCCAGCGGCCAGCACGGCTGAGGCGATCAGCCCGCCCAGCGCGGGACCGACGACGGCCGCGATACCGGCGGCGATACCAAGACCGGCCACGACCAGAGTTGGGCCGATCAGATTCGGGATCAGGGCCAGACCACCGGTCAGGCTCTTGGCGAAGAGCTTGACCGCCCCTTTGCCGCTGGCGGCCAGGCGCTTCGAGAAGCTGTCCCCGACCCGGTCGGCGCCGGTGGTGACCTCTTTTTCGAACGACTTGACCGCGTCGCGGCCGTTCTGGCTGAGCTGCTTCGAGAAGTCCTTCCCCGAGTCGGCAACGCTCTTGTTGAGCTCCTTGCCGATCAGCTCCCCGGCCTCACGGGCTTCGACTATCGTCTTGGCGAGACTCGCGTTGTCGAGCTCGACCGGAACGTCAATCGGGTCGATCTTGATTCGTGACAGTGCGGCCTGGAGTTTCGCCTCGACGTCCTTGGCGAAACCCTTCACATCACCGGTGATGCTTACCCGCGCTGAGCCGACGTCTGCCACGTGACCAGCGTACGGGCTAAGAGATGTCCTCTTGACTCTGATCAGGGTGGCATCTGGACTAGGATGGCCGCTATGGATGTCTCACGAGCACAGCTGTCGAACCTCGGTAGTGAGGTCGAGCTGGTCGACCCCGAATGGTCGTACACGGTACGGGTCGAATTGTCTGAGGGTTCGGAGCGCCCGACGGTCGTGGGTTTCTACCTCTGGTCCCGTGACGGCCAGCCGATCACGTCGTCTGTCCTGGCTCAGGTCCCGGTCCGCCAGCTGGCGAGCGTGGCCGCCAGCGCGCTGAAAGGGGAGGGCGAGGCTCAGTATCGGATGCTCGCGATGCCGCGCCCTCAGGGCTCCCGTAGCTGGCCCGCAGACCATTTCCAGCGCGTAGCCCGGGTCGGGTCCTGGGCTCGCGCTACGGGGCGTCCTGGGGGCGCGGCTGGGGCCGTGGCCGAGTTTTGGGGCGTGCACTATCGGACGGCGCGCCGCTGGCTCTCAGGCCGCCAGTAGGTTTCGGTCCGGCGATCGTCTCGAACTCGGCGGTGACCTTCTCGCGGTTGTGGGCGCGTGGCCTGCCGCCGGTGAGCGTCTCGTTGTCCAGGAGCCGAAGGAACTTCTCGCGCGGGTCCTTGTCCAGGCCGTTGGTCACGATTGAGTAGATCGCGTCCAGCGCGGCGCCGAGCGGCATCAGGTCCCAGCGGAAGCCGCGCTCCGCCAGCCGTCCGTTGATACTCGGCCAGTTGGCAGCGGCCACGCTGGCGAGTACGAAGGCCGCGTGGAACGAGCGGCCCGCGACCTCCTCGATGGCGTCCACCAGCGCCTGACCGAGGTCGGCACCGGCGACGGCGCCGGTCAGCAGAAGCTCGTCCAGATTCTCGGAGTCGAGCGGGTCTGACCTTAAGAGGTCAAGAATCTGGCTCGGATCACCCGCCATCAGGACCGGGAACCAGTCGGCAGCGGGGAGGGCCGGAACGTCGAACGTCCGGCCCCCGAGCTGAATCTCGATGGCCCAGATGCGCATGGAAGCGATCGGGTCCACGTCCATTAGGCGCTCTCAGCCACCAGGCGTGCCGTGTCCAGCAGGCGAGTCACCGAGTCGTCCGGGGTCGCGCCGTCCCACTTGGGCGCGTGCTCCAGCTCCGGCACGGCCGCGAAGTCGTCCCAGCGTGAAAGCTTGAAGTGGTAGGTGATCACGCCCGTCGGGAGCTGAATCCCGACGACGAAGTAGCCGCCCTCGAACATGGGCGAGTCCTCCGGGTGATGTGCCTTGCTCCGCCAGGAGTCTCCCGCCGTGGAGGCGGCCGCCGCCAGCACGGCGACCAACGCGCGCCGGTGAGCGTACAGATCGGCCATCGTGTGATAGCCGTCTGACAGTTTGTCCGAGTCGTCGCACTCGATCAGGACCAGTTCACCCTCAGCCATGGTGACCCGGTACGCCTCACCTTCCCCGATCATCGGTCGCCCTCCTCGATCAGCGGAGGGTCGACCACGGTCATCGGACGCGACACGGAACCGGCGCGCCCGAGGTCGTGCCTGATCCCGGCGCGGACCGCCGAGTCCTTGGCCTGGATCAGCAGGTTGAGCGCCGTCGTCAGCTCGGGGGAGTCGGTCGGCACGGTGAAGACCATCTCCACGGCCGTCTGGTAGAACGGCCGCGAGAAGCGCTGGAGCGGCTCGGGGAGGTGCGAGAAGGTCAGCCACTGGAGCGCGTCACGCACGCCGGGGTGGCGGTCCTTGGCAACGATGAGCGCGTGCTCACGGGTACCGAGCACGCCGGAGGGTTCAGGGTCGCGGCCGAGAGATTTCACGGGTGTCCTTCCTGGTCAGAGCTTTGATGTGGTCGGGGATGTGGAGCTGTGCCCGTTCCTGGCGAGCGGCTTTCAGTTCGCGACGCTCGGCGGCCCGGCGCTGTGTCCGGCGGCCACGGGCGTTCATGACGCCTTCTTGCGCGCGGCCTTCTTGACCGGAGCGGCCTTCTTGGCGGCGGCCCGGCGGTCGCTACGGTTCTCGTCCTCCCCGAATGCGGCGAGCGCCTTCAAGACGATCTGCGTCGTCTCCTGGAGACCGACCGTGCCCTCCAGCATCTCGTCATCCAGCCAGTCGATATCGGAGCGGTTCGCCATGACGGAGTCGATGATCTTGCGGGTGCGCTCCAGGGCGGCCAGCACCTGCTCCCCGTTCCAGTTGGAATCGGCCTTCTGGAGCTGGGCGATCGTCCGGCGCCAGACCAGCACCTGCTCCGGGCGGGGCATACGCACCCAGATTTGACGCCCCATGAACTCGATCTCTCGCTCCGGGCGCTCCGGCTCGGTTACCGCTACGGTGGTCTCTTCGCTCATGATGTCACTGTAACCCAGACTTGGAGGGCATTCCGATGGGCAAGGTGATCCCGTTTCCCCGGCGCATCATCTGTACGAACTGTCGCGGCAACGGCTGGGTCTGGGTGGGCCACCGGAAGGACCGGTGCCCGGCGTGCTCGGGGAGCGGCACCCAGCCCGCCAGCACCGGCGGCGGCCCTAGCCGATCGTGACGGTCATGTCCTCGACGGTCCCGGCCGCCTCCCGCAGCGCGCGAGCGAGGTAGGGGCGGCCCGCTCGCGCGGGCTGGTGCACCTGGGTCGCATACACCGTCCGGCCGCCGACGGTGAACTTGAGACGGCCGGGACGGCCGCCGCGCGGCTTGGCCCGGATGGTCAGCGCGCGGCGGCCGTTGTGCACGGCGGCCGCGTACTGGGCGGTATAGACCACGGTCCCGACAACCTCGGTGAAATGTGAGGAAACATTCATATAAGCCGATGCGCGCAGATTCCCGGTGTCGACCGGCGCGAGTGCCTGGGAGCGGTTGAACGTCCGGCGCGTGACCTGGGTAACCACTTTCTTGGTGCGGCTCATCCCCACGGCGTTGAGCTTGGAGCGGCTCAGATTCAGCTCGAAGGCGACCATGCTCCCCAGGGTACGGCTTGACACTTCCCCGGCATGACGGTAATGTTCTTCTTGTTCGGAGGGTACGCCCGTAGGGGAGCTACTCCGAGCGGCGAGAATGGAAGCGTTGCCGGTTCGATTCCGGATTTCCCCTGGCGGGGTGTGGGGTTCGATTCCCCTTGACCTTGGAGGCGAATAGGGAGGCGTCCCGCGCAGAGAGGTTCGAGTCCTCTCCTCGTCGCGAAATACGGTGCTGACGCCTAACCAGCGGAAGGACCGGGCTACAGATCATGTACTGCTGGGTCAGCTAGATCCTGCCCCCCAGGTTGGTCCCTGGGGACGGTGACAGGGCTGGAGGTTCGATTCCTCCCGTGATCGCATGAGCGATAAGAAGATGCCGAAGCCCAAGTTGCGCCCCGCCATCCCACCCGGTCCGAAGCCGGACCCCCGCCAGCCACTGTGCACGTGCGGTGTCCGGGGCTGTCCGCAGTACAACCAGCACCGGACCAGCCTCGGAGGGCCGACCGGCTTCCGGAGCTGGGGCTGGTGAGCCGCCGCCCCCGAGACGAGATGAAGCTGGACAGCAAGGTCAAGGCGATCACGTTCGGCGCCGGTGCCAAGGTCGACGCGGTCCTGAAACTCCAGCAGGAGCATGACGTCAGGGTCAAGGGGAAAGAACAGGTTGTGCTCGACCGGTCCTTCAAGAACAACCCGAGGCAGTCGTGAACGACGACCAGCACCACGTTGACAGCCGGGTGAAGGCGCGGTTGCTCGGAGCCCGCACAGAACTGGCCGTCCGGCAGAAGCTGGCCCAGGACCCGGACACCCGGATCAAGCCGAACGAAGACAAGCCGCTGAACTGGTCGATCCGCAACCGAGATCGTCTGTCCTGAGAGAAGAGCCCCGGCCGACGGCCGGGGCTCTTTCGTCAGCTGAGCGGTCCGGCCTCAGAGCAGTCACAGACCGGTCCCCGGATGGTGATGGGGAGGATGCCGCCGACACAACCGCCCTGAACGCTGAGCGGTTGCCACTGCCCCGGGATCACGTTCTTGACGCGGTTCGGCTTGGCGTCGATGAAGCAGCACAGCGCCCGGCGCATCGCGGCCGCGTCGTCCATCACGGCCTGAGTAGTGGCGTCCCACTCCTCCGCCGTCGGGATCGAGTTCTCGTCCGGCGTCGGCGCGCAGCGCACCGCGCCGAGCTCCAGCGTGATCGCCCAGGCCGTGATGCCCTTGGGCAGCGGAGACTCGTCCTGGGCCGGGAAGACCGCCGAGCTCGGGAAGAATCCGGCGGGCCGCACCCAGGCGAGCCCCTGGCAGCACTCGTCCTGGAATGTTGACAGTAAGTGGTCAACTACATTGCCCGGCCGGAGCTGCACGTAGAACGGAGGATTCTCGACCTTCATCATCTCCTGGTCGAGACACTCCAGGAGCTCGCGCGCCAGCGGCATCACCATCGGGTCGGAGACGGCCATCACGAGCTCCCGGCCGCGACCACGGTGACCCGATCGCAGTTCTCGGGGAGGTCGGGCGACAGCAGCAACGGCGGCCGCTGGCGACGGCTGGGGTTCAGCGCGTTGATCACGTCGTCGACCTCCCGGATGCCGGTCTTGCCGTCGTCGGGCTCCGGGCTCGCCACCTCCAGCTCCACGCCCTGACGCGAGAGCCGGGTCATCTTGGCCGGGAGCTTGCACGCTCCGCCGCTTAGCCCCTTGCCGTACTCACAGGCCAGCAGAGCGGTGGCGACCTGGAGCGCTACCGGGAGATCCCGCCCGATCCCGTAGGTGACCACGAAGGACCCCTCCTCCCCGGGCTCGGCGGTGAAGTTCTGGCACGTCGGCCAGCACTCACCGTCGATCCTGACCAGGAGGTAGGTGCCGTTCGTGACGTCGACCCGGTAGGCGCTGGCCGGGACCTCCTCGTCCCCCACCATCACGTTGTCGACATAGGCGACCGGACCGCGCAGCACGATGGCGCACGCGCGGTTGCCGCAGCACGCCGACGCGCAGCCGGAGTTGAACCAGCGACCGCCGAAGAGGAACGGACCACCAGGAGCACCCAGGCCACCGAGACCCGGCGCCACCACGAAGGTCTGGTAGGCGATCTCTACGCGCTCGTTCTGCGACGGCCGGACGGTCAGCGGGCAGACGCCGTACTGACGACCGGTCGCGCTCCAGAGATAGAGGCTGGCGAGCTCTAGCGCGGTCTGCTGAACCGGCTCGGGATAGGTCTCCCAGTCGGAGCAGACCCCGAGGGCCACGGGGTCCACGTCCCATTCACACGGTGCGGGCACGGCGCCCTCCTGTCGTCGGTTCCCAGCGTACGCGAAAGGCACGGCGGGGAAGTCCCGCCGTGCCTCTGATCAGCTCGTCACTGCCGCTCGCCGCTACCCCCGCACCGAGGGCACGGGACCGTCACGTACTTCTTGACCGTCTTGTGCCAGACGACGATCGTTCCGCCGCCGTTACACCGGCCGCACTTGGCCGGGCGCCGGGTGGGGTCTCGTTTGTCCGGCACTACAGCAGCCCCTGCTTCTTGGCCTCGCGCTCCAGTAGCTGCTTGTACGCAGCCGGGTGCATCTTGTCCTTGAGCGGGATCAGGTCGTAGTTGCGGCCGCCGGTGCCCGGGTGCTTCGGTACTTCGTAGCCCTTCCGGCCGCCGCCCTTGAGACCGGCCAGCAGCGCGCCGACGCCCTTCTCCCCCTCGAACGCGCGGCGGTCGTTTTTGGCCGCCTTCCGGAGCTCTTTCGCGGTCCGGTAGGGGACGTCCTTGTGTCCCTTGAGCCGCTTGTTGATCTCCGAGTCGCTCATCGCGAGAAGCTCGCCCACCTCGTAGCTCTGCTTCTTACCGCCGAAAAGCCCCATGCTCGTCCCTCCTAGACGGGACCTCCCCGCCATCCCTTAACCTTACAGGAATGACGGGGAGGTGTCCAACGTCAGCTGGACAGCGACTGACAACCGCACTCGGCCACGGGCGGCGCCAGCTGGCTCCAGATCGGGAGGTGGTGCGTGTCGGTCGGGATCGCCGTGAACAGCGGCGACGGGTCGCCCCCGGCGTCCCGGACGACGTCGTACGGACCAACACCCCAGGGGGTGCCCTTGCGGGTCCGGCCGACCACCGTGAAGGTGATCAGGTCGTTGGTGATGGTGATGTCCTCGGACAGCGCACCCTCCACCACCCAGGGCAGCAGGTTGTATCCGAAGAACGGCAGCGGGTCACCGGGGAGGCACTCTTCCTCGGCGTTGCCCATCCAGATTTCCAGCGCGAAGTTCGCCGTGGCGAAGTCCGACTCCGTCACCGGGAAGCCGATCACGTTGTCCTGGTCGTCCATGTACGGCTGGAGCCCGGTGATGATCGTGAAGAGCTCCGGGTCCACCTCCTGAAACTGGATCGACACGTCGTACCAGTTGAGGGAGGGGGCGGATCGCTGATTCACGATCGCCCGGCCGTTGGCGTTGCGCTGGAGGAACCGCTCGCCGTCCTCGGTGTTGGGGGTCAGGACGGCCTGGACATAGCCGTCGGAAACCGCGTAGGCGCACTCCCCGAACTCGGGGTTACCGCACTCGTCCAGGCGGGTGACCCGGAGGGTCTCGCCCTGGAGCGGCTTGGCGCACAGCAGGTTGGTCATGGGGACGTTACCTCCAGGGGATCGAACTCGGCGCGACCGGCGAAGCAATCGAATGCGACCGAGTACGCGCGCTCAGCCACCATCGTGACCTCGTTCGTAGCATTCTCGAACGCGCTGTAGACCTGAGCCTCAGCAGCTCTCCAGACCGTCGTCTGGCCTGTGACGATGACCGACCCGGCCGGGTAGGCACCGAAGGACCAGATCGAGCCCATCGGCGTGATCTTGCGGTTGCCGTCGGCCAGGATCAGACCGGCCTCAGCCGCGAAGGCCGCGACCTCGATCGGCGCATGGATGTACGCCTGGAAGCCGTAGCCCTCGGTCGTGTAGGCGTACCGCTCCAGGGCACCGACCACGTCAGTGATCAGCCCGGGGTCGTAGCTGCCGCCGATGTCCTGAGCCTCGGCGTTGAGGTTCAGAATCCCCAGCGGGGTGGCCTCGAAGTCGAGTCCGGTCCAGAAGGCCGCCTCCACGACAGCCTGCTCCGAGCTCTCCAGCCGACGCCGGACCTGCGCGTCGTACTCGGGCCGGGTGTAGCCGACGGCGCCACAGTTCAGCGTCGCCAGCACGACGAAGACACCGGTGCTGACCTCGTCGTTGCCGGGATCGAGCGGTTTGGTCGGAGCGTCGCCTGGGTCGTAACAAGTGACGCCGAGCGGGTAGGCGCCGCCGCATGTCACCGGCGTGTAGCGGACTCCGCCGCCCTCCCCATGAGCGGGGAGGTCGAGCGGGCCCGATGCCGCGTCGAACAGGCCGTAGCGCCGCCGGAGTCCTTCCGGCGCGGGGACGACCATTCCAGGAATCAATGCCATCCGTGTTCACCTCCTCAGGTGAGAGTGCCGAGCGGCCGGGCCTTTTCCCGCGAGAGGGGTCTCATCAGGCCCGGCCGCTGGCGCGAGGTGGGTTACGGGCAGCAGCCGGTGACGCCGGAGACGTCGATCGGCACCTGGTAGAGACGCGAGTCGGCGCACATCTTGAGGACGTTGAAACCGTCCTCCGCGAAGAGCGCGGTGTACTGGTTCTGGGTGAGCAGCGCGTTGTCGTAGACGGTGTCCAGGTTGACCACGTCGCGGACCGGCTTGACCCAGGTCCCGGCCGGGTAGACCAGGAACTGCACGGTGGTCGGGAACGCCGTGATGGCGGTCTGGGCGCCGGGGCCGCCGGAAAGGCCGGAGTACGCGTCCTGCCAGTCGTAGACGAAGCGCGGGACCGCGTGCCGGGTAGTGAAGGCGGCCAGGATGTCGGCGTCCGAGACGTTGTACTCGGCCACGCCGGTCCGGCGCGACAGCGCCGCGCGCATCGGGGCGATCACCCAGGCGGGGAGCACGACCTCGATGGTGGCCGAGCGGCCCATCCGGTTGCGGTACTTCATGTCCTCGATCGCCAGCTCCACGGCCGAGAGCAGCGCGCTGACCGCGTCGTCGCCGGAGGTGTCCGCCGCGATGACGACCGGGGCGCCGGAACCGGCGACGATCCGCGCGATGACCGACTCGTTGACCTTGTGGGCCAGCGCCACCATCGCACCCTGGGAGAAGCGGGTGACGGCCTCGGGGTAGCCCCGGCGCTGGAGCAGCGAGCCGGTGATGCAGATGTACGCGACATCGAGACGGACCTCGACGAAGTCGGGGCACGGGATCTCGACACAGACCTTCTCGACACCGTTCTCGACGTCGTACTCGGTCAGGATGACGTCACCGTCGTCCCCGATGGAGTCATAGATCGAGCCGAAGTTCGGGCCGCCGTTCTCGGGGACGAAGAAGCCGCCCCGGGTGGCCTGGACCTCGGGGATGTCCAGCATCCCGTCCAGGGTCTCCAGCGCGCAGAGGTCGTAGATCGTCTCGGACGGTGCACACCATCCGACGGCGGCGGTCAGGGACTTGCCCGCCTTGACCTGGTTCTGCATGGCCATGATCAGGGAGCCACCGTCCAGGCGGCTCTCCGACGCGGCGTAGTCCAGGACCGCCAGCGGGTCCTTGCCGTCGGTGATCCGGAGGTTCTCCGGGAACTGACGGGTGAACTGGACGTTGCCGTGACGGCTGAGGCTGCGGCCGCCGATGACGAACCGGTTGGAGTCGCCCACCCGACGGACGTTGCCGCCCTTGCGGTTGCTGGTCGAGTAACCGGCGAGACGCCGCTCGATCAGGCGACCGGCCTCGGAGAAGCTGGCGAGCTCGCCCCCGGCGCCGGGTGCGTCGCTGGACGCGGTCATCGAGGCGTAGACCGGCTGGGGCTGGACCGGAGTCGGGTCGATGGTGCTCGCGGGAACGGCGGCCGGGATGGTCGGCGCGCCAGTGGGCTCGGGAGCCGGGACCGGGGTGGGTGCGGGGGTCGGCTCCGGGGTGGGCTCGGTCGGGGGGAGCAGACCGGCGGAGAGCTCGGCGCGGGCAGCGGTCGCGGCTGCGGCGGCCTCGGTCCGGCGGGTCTCCTCGGCGGTGACGCTGGAGAAGAGGTCGCGGGTCGAGGTGAGAGCCTCGGCCGGGGCCGTCTCGTCGGCCACCACGGTCTGAGCGTGCGCCCGGACCTGGGATGCGAGCGCGGCGAGTTCATCCGCGCTGAGCGCGGCGAGGTCGGTCGGGACCTCGAACGGGAATGCGTACGGCATCTGGTGCCTGCCTTCGAGTCGGTCTGGAATGCCTGATCGACCTCCAGCCGGACCAAGACCTGACGCTGGTATGTCAAGCGCCAGCCTAGCACCGGCGCGGCCACGCCAGCCCAGATGTCCGGACAGACCCGTGTTGACACTTCCCCGTCATGCCTGTAATGTAGTTCCTGTCAGCGAGGCCAGGACGAAGGGACACCACCGATGAAGACCATCGAGCGCAACTACCGGAGGAACCCCCACACGGCTAACTTCCTGATGACCTTCCACGAAGCGGCCAAGGGCCTCCCGGCCGACCTGGACGACGATCTGCTGAACAGCATCCCGGAGACCGAGCCGGAGACGGCCCCGGCGGCCTACACACCGAGCCCGGCCCAGGTGGACCTGATCTGCAAGCTGATCCTGGAGGTGCACGCCCTGGACGCCGAGCTGGGGAGCAAGGCCGGAAGCTACACGACGGCGATGGACCGCAACAGCGCCTGGACCCGAGAGAACACGAGCCGCTGGATCGGCAACCTGATCAAGAAGTCGCGGGAGCTGACCGAGGCGGCCCGCAAGACCACCTCGGTCCAGGTGGCCGACGGCCGGTACGCGGTCGAGCACGAGGGCACGCTCAAGTTCTACAAGGTCACTAACGGCCGCCGTCCGGGCTTCGTGTTCCTGGACGTCCAGGCCAGCGACGACTGGCACTCCATCCGCAACCTGGGCACGATCCGCCAGGTGCTCGCCCTGATCGCCATCGACGCGAAGGCCGCGATGATCCGATACGGCCAGGAGCTCGGCCGGTGCGGGCACTGTGGACGCACGCTCACGGACGAGACCAGCCGGGCCGCCGGTATCGGCCCGACCTGCGCCAACCGTTAGAGAAACAGCCGGTGGGGGGACTCGCAAGAAGGTCCCCCCACCCCTACGTAGGGGAGCAAGAAGTGGAAGTACTGGAGATCCGCCCCGCCCGGGTCAGCGCGGCGCTCGTCGCCATCGGGGACATGCTCGTGTCCTCCCCGATCGGCGCCGACGGCCCCCGGCCCTCGCGCTGGCTCGGCGCCGTGACGGAGCACGTGATCGTGGAGCAAGTGGACGGCAAGGCGGTGGAGCCGAAGGAATGGCGTCAGTGGCGTCTCGGCCTGGTCACCGGCCAGAACACGGAGACCGTGCCCATCCCGGCTGACGGCTGGGTCTGGGTGCACCTGCCGATCGTGGACGCATGACCTGCCGCTGCGAGCGGCGGACCGATAAGCGAGGGCGTACCTGTTGCTCGATGTGCCACATCGGCTACGGCACGCACTCGCGACTGTGCAGAAAGAGGGCTCAAACGTGAAGACCGAAGAGGTTCAGATCGGCTCGACCATCACCAACGGGTCGAACGCGATGCGGGTCACCGGTCGGGTCGAAAGGGACTCGCGCTGGGATTCCCCGTGCTGGCGCGGGATCAATATCTCGCTGGAGCAGTTCGGGGGCAACCCCGGCACTACAACCTCGATTCCCGACTACCTGCTGAGCGGCTGGCGGCACGTGCCGTTCGAGTGGTCGCCGGTACTCGGGTGCGAGCGCCTGGAGGAGCGTTACGTCTGGAACCCCACGTATCGGTGGCTCCAGCGCGATGTCCGCCGCACGTCCGACGTGGCCCAATCATGAGGCTCCCGAGTTGGGCGTACGTGCGTCTGGAGTGGCTGTATATCGATCAGCGAAGTATGCGCCGCAAGGCCAGTGCGGAGCAGGTCGATCGGGACGACCAGGCGCTCCGGGACTGGGCCGACCAGACCCGCGAGGCCCACCGAGCCGGGACGTGCGGCGGCCGGGAGGCCGGATGTGTGTTTGTCCCATGCATCCCGCCTGTGAGTTGATACCTCACCGTCACCCCTGTAAGGTGGAGGAATGGCACGCGACGAGGACAAGAAGCTGGACATCAGCCGCAACCGGCTGGAGGACCACACCCAGAAGGTCGAGAACCGGTTCGACAAGCAAGCCCGAGCGAAGCGAGGTCAGGACGGGGAGGTCGACGACCGGAAGATGGACAAGTCCCATCGGTCCACCGGCAAGGGAAACCCCAACTACACCTGATCCAGCGACACGGAAGCCCCCGGCCAGTGGCCGGGGGCTTCTCCGCATCCTGAGGAACCAGCCCCAGGTGGCCGCACTAGGCGGCTGGCTTCACCACCGTGGCGCCGGGGTGCTTGGCAGCGAACGCCAGCGCGGCGGCCTCGGTCGTCTTGGTCACGGTCAGGCCCCCAGGCAGCTTCACCTTGAAGCCGGTCTTGTTCTTGCGGCAGGCACACGCCATGTCTCAGCTCCCCATCCTGAGCAGCGCGGCGGCCAGGGCCGCACGCGTCTCGTCAGTCGTGATCTTCTGGGCCTCCAGGAAAGGCTCCAGGTCGGCGGCCAGCGCGACGCGCGCCGCCTCCGCCCGGCGGTCCTCGGCCAGCGCGGCCCGGACAGCGCCCGCGATATCCATGCTGGCGATCGAAACAGGCTGGGCCCGGCCTTGCTCCGGGTCCGGCCCCAGCGACGCCGTGAGGGCCGTCTGACGGCCGTTCACGCTGAATGTACCCGGCACCGGGAAGCCCGGCTCCGCGTGCGCCCGAGGTCCGGGGGAGAGGGCGAGCACCTCGACCAGGCTGAGCCCGCCCGGCGTCTCGCGCCAGTCGCCGGACACCTTGCGCCGGTCGAGCGCGGCGCGCTCGGGCGCGTCGGCGGCCAGCTCGATGACACCGGCCACCACGATGCCGTGTGCGTCCTCGTAGGCGCGCACGTGAGCCGCCACCGTCTTGGTGTCGTACTGGCCCATCGTGGCCGCCGCCGTGAGGTTCAGCCCGGGGTGACGGCCGCCGACGGTGATCCGGCCCGCCCAGACGGTGCCGCCGTCCTCGGTCTCGACCGGGAACCGGTTGAACCAGGCGTAGCCGCCCCCGGCTTCGTCGCGGGGCGCGGTGACGCAGACGTCCGAGTAGCCGACGTGGCAGGTCTGCCAGGTCGCGATGTGCCCGAACACGCGGCCGGTCTCCCAGTCGAACGTGATCGGGGTCGGCCCGGCCAGCGAGGGGAGGGCGAAGGCGTCGACCAGCGGCCGGGCGGCGGTCGCCACGCTCGCGATGAGCGACGCCAGGTCGGCGGTCTCGGCGGCGGCCTCCCCCTCAGCGGCCGTCTCCGTGACCAGCTCCAGCGGCCGGGAGGTCTCCGCGAAGGCCGGGATGCTGACCAGGGTGGCCGCGCGCACCCGGCCAGCGGTCACCAGCAGCTCGACCTTGGGCTCCTCGCCGTGCTCCTCGTAGTGCGCCTCGATGTCCTCCCAGGTGATCGGCTCGTCGGAGCCCTCCATCACCGGGACGCCCTCGAACGAATCGAGGTCGACCGAGGGACCGAGCGTGCCGCCGGTCATCAGGTGCATGGCCTCCGCGACGTCCTCGGCCAGCCGGGGCATCTCCTCGCGGGACGCGTCGTCGAACATCTCGCCGGTCGCCCAGACGGCCTCCAGCTTGGAATCCATCCCCTTGGCGGCCTCAGCCGAGATCAGCCCGGCGGCTACCGCGTCCTTCACGGTCGCGACCTGAGCCGACTGGACCACGCCGACGACGACGGCGCCGTCGTGGCCGCCCTCGCGCGAGCGCGCCCACTCGAACGGGAACGGCACGTCAGCGAGCGTGATGGCGCCCGACTGGAAGCGGCGGCCGTCTCCGGTGCTCAGGCCGATCGGCGCGAGCATGGTGCGGAACTTCGTACCCATGACTTCCCCCTCATGCTCAGGTTACCGGATCGACCGGAAGACCGGTGTTGACACTTAACAGTCAAGGCTGTAATGTAGTTCTTGTCAGGTTGAAGCAACGAACTGAGGAGCCCACGATGCGCGTTCTCTCCGCCACCGCCCCGATCGTCACCTTCGGCCGCTCGCTCGGCGGTCAGACCCCGGTCACCGACCCGAGCGGCCAGCTGATCGGCAAGGCCGAGCTGGTCCGGGGATTCGCGCACTACTACGGCGTCGGAGCGCACAAGGGCTTCACCGCCGTGATCCGGGACGGCCTGGCCGGTCTGGAGCACGCACTGGCCCAGGGCATCACCAACGGCCGGGACGACCGGCACTGACCGGACGGGGGGACCGCTCATCGGTCCCCCCGGCTCTGCCGGTCGCTCATATCGACGTCCTCGCCCTGCTCCACCAGCAGCGCGACACAGCGGCACTGAATCACCTGGTCCGGCGGGCCGAGCGGGTCACCCGGGAAGCGGAGCTCATGGCCGCCGACCACGAACGGCTGGCCCACCGGCACACGCTGGCCTTCGGCGGCACGGTGGTCGGGCCGGGTCCGCGCGTCGTCGGTGGCGAGCCAGATCTGCTCAAACTGCTCCTCGGTCTCCTCCTCCTCCTCGTCGGCGGCCCGGAAGGCGTCGAAGCGCCCGGCGTTGAGCGCGCCGATCGTCTCGGTCCGGGCGATCACCACGGCGCGGTTCGGCCAGCGCTCCGACTCCGTGCTTGACAGCACGTTGTCAACGCGGCTGGCGAGTTGCGGGATGCCCTCGCCCAGATTCACGCCCTGGCTGACCTGACCGGCCACCAGATCGAAGACCTCGTCCGGGATGCGGACCAGCCGGTTGTTCACCTCGCTGAGGTAGCGGGTGACGAACGGCCGTTGCTCGTACGGGTAGTCCTCACCCAGCAGGCGCGTGTACGCCAGACCGACCGCTTGTTGGATCTCGCCCCGCACGATGTGGCTCACCGACTCCCGCCAGAGGGGAGCGAGGGCGTGCAGCGCATCCACGTCCGGCATCCGGGTGTCACCTCGCAGCACCCGGCGCGCGGCCTGGATCAGCCAGTCGGACAGCGCGGCCCACACCGACCGGCGGATGTCGCGCTCCGTACGGGCCAGGTCGTCGAGCGCGGCCAGCCGCTGCGGCAGCCATGGGTCAACGCCGGTGCCGTCCCAGACAGGGCCGGTCACGAGAGCGCCCAGACGACGATCAGCACCAGGGCGGCTAGCACAGGCAGCGAGAAGGCGAACGCCGCATACGGTGCGGCCAGCTCGGCCTCGGTCTTGTTGTGGCACTGGCAGCGCTCGCCGGAGTCGATCACAGCACTCCCTCCCCGAGACAGCGCGGGCACATGATCGTGATGACGCCGGTCCCGTGGCAGCAGGAGGCGCCCTTGGCGGCGCACTGACCGCACGGCACCGACACCTTGCCCTTACCGGCACACGAATGACAGAGGTTCACGACGTCTGCCCTGCTCCCCGGCACCGGGTGCACGTGACCCAGACCGAGCCGGTCCCGGCGCACACGACGCAGTTCTTACTCCGGCCGCCGCAGGAATTGCAGCGCAGCCAGAACCCACCCGAACCGTTACAGGAGACACACGTCCTCATGCCGTCACCAGCCCTCGTCCTCGGTTCGCGATATTGAGCGCGGCGTAGAGCAGATCATCGTGGTGCCGGATGCCCCGGGTCAGCAGCTCGTTGACGTAGCCGGAGAGCAGCGCGCCGAGATCGTCGGCGTTCACGCCGAGATCGTCAGCCACCAGCACGACGTGATTCCAGGCGCCCTCGGTCACCTTGGCGGCCTTCTCCGGCGTGATCGGGCCGACGTGGTGATGGAGTTCGTGACGCGACACGCCGACCCAGCGGCCGTGCCGCTCGGACGGTGTGGTCAGGCGACCGCCCGCCAGCTCCAGCGCGCGCATCACCATGAGCTTGGCGCTGGCGTTGAACACGACCTCGGGGGAGGGAGGCGACACCACGCGGGTGGCGGTCAGTTCCCCGATCCGGCGGTCGAGCGCGGCCGTGATGGCGCGCGCCGTGTCGGCTTCGTCCGGCGCCACGCCGTCGTTGGGGGGACCGTCGTCCGGGGTCCCCCCATCCTCTCCGTCGGCGTTCTGATCGGCGGTCGCGGGCAGGCCGACGCTCTTGATCGCAGGCAGGCCGAGCACCCGCTGAACCTCGGGATCCAGGGCGAGGTCCGGCTGAGCCATCACCAGGCGGTAGATCATCTGCTTCGCGCGCTGGGCATCGTCCGGCATCTGCTCCACTGAGAAGGCCGCCGCCTTCACCAGCTCCTCGTCCGAGATCAGGCCACGGTCGTGCAGACGTTCGGCCTCGTCCAGCCGGTTGGGCTTACTCGCCAGCGAACTGGTATCGAAGGCGAAGGCGTAGCGCTCCGGATTGACAACGCCCATCGACTCCAGGGCACGCCGCAGAAAGCCCCGGGTCAGCGCGTCCGCGATGAGCCCGAGGTAGCCCTTGATCCAGCGGATGCCCTCGTCCGAGATCAGCCAGGCAGTCCAGTGGTTCGCGTCCCCGATGCCGGTCAGCACCTCGGCCGGGATCTCGGCGCTGGAGGCCAGGCGGTTGATCGCCTTGTCCTTCATCGGCGTGATCTCGGCGGAGAGCTCGGACCAGAACGTCAGCGGCCGCAGCTTGTCCAGGTGCTCGACCATCTCGTTCGGGACGGTCGCCATGATCGGGACCATCGCGGAGGCGCGGCCCTGGTCCGACATGCTGGCGGCGGCGGCGCGCTGCATGTACGCCATGAAGCCCGCCAGGCCCTCGGGGTCGTCCTGACCTCGGGGGAAGTCGATGCCCTCGGGCACGAACATGATCCCGGCGCCGGTCAGCCGGGAGTCGAGCTCCGCGAACTCGCGCTTGGTCAGCAGCTCGATCTCGCGCAACGGCACGATGGCCGAGCGCGTGAACGAGTCGGCCTGGTCGGTGTCGTTGGGGTGCGGGCGCCAGCAGCGGATGAGCAGGTCCACGCCGTCGGTCAGCGTGAGCTTGGAGCCGCCGCGCTGCTGCGGCCGTCGCACCGTGACTTCGTCACCGACCCGGCTCAGGGCGGCGCCGGTGACGACGAACCAGGCGCCCTCGGCCTGATCGGTCGCCGTGGCCGCGCCCTCGCCCACGATCCAGCACTCTCCGCCGACGGCGAGGTCGATGCCCGCCAGCCGGAGGTTGTCGTCGCGCTGTGAGCCGGTGCCCAGCGGCACGGCCGCGAGACGGCGGATGCGGTCGTCCTGGACCTCGCCGGTCTCCTCGCCGGTGTCGTCGACCTCAGTGACGTAGAGGCGCGCCTGGGCGACGCTGTCTCCGATGCGGCCAGTGAGGAAGTGGTGCTCCGGCACGATGTCGTAGAGACGCCAGCCCTCGCTCTGCCAGTCCTTGTTGCCGAACTTCCAGGTGCGCCAGGAGCTCTCGGCTCCGAGCTCAACGATGGCGGTAGCGGCGGAGAGGGCGGTCCGGGTGGCGGGTCCGTCCATGCCGAACGGATCGTGCGCGACGAGCGTGGAGCTCTTGGGTCGCTTCAAGGCCACGGGCTACCTCCCCAGGTTCGAGATCATGCCGGTCACCTGGCTGAACGCCAGGGCTATGGCCGGTATCAGCATGACGGGCGACCCGCCCCAGAACCAGACCAGGGGGGAGGCGATGAGCGAGACCCACATTCCGGCGCACCAGGGGCACGTGACGAGCGTGGCGAGCGCCGAGCCCAGGGTCTTGGGCCGATCGTCCAGCCAGCCGATCAGAGCGTCTCTCAGGGGCTCGGTGATCGTGTCGCTGACGATCAGGCCGGTGATGCGCGCGACGGCCAGCGCGTACACGAGGAGGACGGCAATGGCTGGCATGGGTCCCATCCTAGCGGGGCGAGGGGACATCTCGGCCCCCACGCCCCGTTGACAGTCGAGTGTCAGTCCGGCGGGTCGATCAGATTGACGCGGGACCGATGAACGTACCGCCCCGGCAGTCCCGGCCAGCCGTTACGGCCCCGCTTGCCACCGATCATCAGATGGGGGAAACCGTTGTCGTCCAGCCAGGTCTTGATCTCGCCCAGGTTCATCGGCTCCCTCCAGCGGCGCGCCCGGCTGAGCCGGTCGTAGGTGCTCTGGATGAACGACAGGAGGATCTCGCCCCCCTCACGGTCACCCAGCACCTCGCGCAGCGTCTCGCACAGCTGCTCTGCGGGGATGGGAATGCGAGGGCCGCCGGGGACGACCCAGGCTGAGTCGGCGCTGTAGGTCTGCTGACCGCGACGGCCCCGGCTCTTACGGACCAGCAGGCGCTCCCAACCGGCGCGGCCCAGGGCGCGGCCCAGGGCCAGGGAACTGGCAGGCTCTCTGCCGTCTGCCCGGACCAGGGTGGCGTACCGGGAGTGCAGATCGACGGTCAGCACGACACGACCGGGCTTGAGGTACCGCAGCAGCGTCGCGACGTCGCTCTGCGGGACCAGGGCAGGACGACCGCTCACGGCGCCAGGAGCTTCGAGTCGATGTTCCACACCTTCACGTGGCCCTGGGTGTAGGCGCTGTCCAGCCGGAGGTTCCTCCTGATCGCCACGCCGAGCCGCTGCACGGTGACCGGGGCCCTGCCGGACCTTTCGGCCCACGCCAGGTAGCGGGGATAGAGGTCGGCCGTCCGGTACCAGCCCGGGGTCACGCCGGTCAGGAACAGCCTCAGGTCGTCCGCGCTGAGTTGCGGCTCTGAGGGCGTGGGGGTGGGCAGGTCATCCATGCCCCTAACTTACCAGCAGCCCCCCGTCTGTACCGATCGAGCCGACTCCCGCGTTAATGGGGAGACTATGTGGTCCTCACGGCTCTCTCTTCTTGAGAAACACACGTCCCTTATCGCGCGTATCGCGCGTAAGGAACACGTAATTCTCAAGAAGAATAGGGGGTGGGGACCACATAGTCTCCCCATTACTGGGGGGCCGCGCGCGCGCGAGTACCACGGCCCCCCTAGGAGTTGTCAAGAGAAGAGGCTTTGTGACCTCGACCCCATTCGGCAGATATCTGCACGGATGCAGCTATGTCACATGCCGCGCGCGCCCGCGCGAGTACCACGGCCCCCCTAGGAGTTGTCAAGAGGATGCGACCCATAATTCGGATCGTATTTGCGCCGATACTCTACGTCAAGATCAGTCTGTCGCGGGGTCAACCGGGGCATCGGCGCGGCACTGGTGACCTTCTTGCCGCACCACGTGCACTTGCCGTCCCGGCTCCCGGTGTCGTGGCCGCTCACGCTGCCTGGGCACTCGCTGTACGCCTTGTGCTTACTCATAGCAAACTCTCGACCTTCACTTGAGGGTTAGGCACGGCGGCCCCGGAATCATGAACACATGCACGTATCGGCATATGACGAGGATCCGGGGCCGCTGTAGTTGGACGTTTCCGCTGGTCAGTGGGTGGTCAGTGGGTGGTCAGTGGGTGGTCAGGTCGCGCGCCGCCGGTCCGCGTGGAAGGCCGCGAGAGGCTTCTGCCAGTCCCCGCCGTCCCTCGCCACGCTCACGCAGCGCCAGCCGACCCCGGCGCCGCACTTCGGGCAGACCCGGCCGAGCGGCCCGGTGGCCGGTCCGGCGTAGCTCCCGTTGCGCCGCCCTCCCCTCGGTGGCGGCTTCACGGCGCACCCTCACACAGTGGTTTCCCAGGGCTTTTACCCTCCGGGGGGAGCAATTCGGGGGTCCCCCCGGCGTGCTGCTGGTCGCAGTAGCGGTCCAGCTCGGGCGGATGGTTGTGGCCCTCGTGTGTAAGGACCGCACCCCCCACTAGCCGGTCCTTACGGGGGGACCCCTCTGCACGTCCCCCCACCTGCTGATCCGTCATTTCTGCGACCTCCGTCGTTCCGAGCGGCCCGGCTCACGCCGGTCCTGGTCCGCCGTGCACCAGAAACGCCCGAGTGTGCCGGACTCGTACATGTGCGGCCGGTGGTCGAACTTGGCCGGGCACAGCCCGTCCGGTTCACGGCCGCTGCCGACCTTCTCGATGGGCGGGTGCGCCCTCCTGGTCCAGCTCATCGCTTCCCCCTGTTCCGCGAGCCCATCCGGCCCGCATGGAAGGTGCCGCACTGCGTGCAGCGGTAGGTATTGCTGCTGCTCAGCCGCCACATACCGGCACGGACCATGGAGCGCCGGTGATCCTCGGCCTCCTGTCTCGTCTCGTGCGGCTGTTTGCCGACGCACTTGCGCAGATAGCCCGCGCTCATCCGTACTCCTCTCGGGTGAAGCCCCCATCATAGCAGGCTCGGCTGTGAAGTTGAAACGCAAGGTGGGGGGACCTTCACCGAGGTCCCCCCACCCGATCGTGACACCGATCTGTCAATCGTGGAGCAGGCCGTTCATGTTCCAGCGGGGCACGCCCAGCCGTGCCCGCACCATCCGGGTGGCCGCGTCGTCAGCGGGGAGCAGACCGTCCCGCTCGGCCTCCTCGATCAGGGTCGTGAGGCTCTCGACGTCGTCCCAGCGCCGCTCGCCGGTGATCTGCCAGTTGTCCGACACCCAGCCCGACACCCAGTACGTCCAGCCCTCGGGGTCCCAGCGCACCGTCAGCACGGTGCCGGGCTGTCCCGGCAGGTCGCCCCAGGTGCCGGTGTACCAGGCGTGCTGAATCAGCTCCCGGCTCGTCGCGCGCTGGTGGTCCTGGCGCTGGATCAGCAGGCCGAAGACCTCGGCCAGCGCCATGGTCGCGGCGGTGAAGCCCAGGATGGTCGCCCACCCCCGGAGGTCTTCCGCGCTGACGTCTCCCCACCAGAGCCAGTGGGACAGACCCAGGTACCAGAGGGTCACCAGGATGAAGAACGCCACCCGCAGCCGGGACGGCTGGACGGCGGTGCGGTCGATGTGCTTGCTCATGATGAAGGGTTCCTCCCCGTCAGAGTGATGATTCGTGGCGGTTCACGTGCCGCTGGGCCCTCACGATGGCCTCCTCCCGGTTCCACCAGTGCATCGGCCAGCCGCACTCGGTGCACTTGCCATAAGCGCCCAGGGCCTTGCCGGGGGTCGGGACCGTGACCTCCTCCAAGACGATCGCGATGGAGGGGTCCTGCTCGTGCTGGATCACTATCTTCGCCATGGGTTGTACCTTACCGCCATGACTGCTATGTTGGCAACAGGCAATCGAGAGGAGCGCCAGATGCACGCTCAGGTAGAACGCAGTATCACCATTCAGACGATCGTGATCGCGGTCGAGGGCACACTTGACCTGGACATCACCCAGAGCTGGCACCGTAAGCCCCGGCACATCCGGCCGTGCCAGGCGGAGATCCGGATCGTGGACGGTGTCGTGACCAAGATGCTGATCTCCGGCCCGCTCGTCCTCAAAAGCGGCACGGCCAGCACCGAGACCAGGGAGACCGCGACCTACTACCACGAGGACTACGTGACCAAGCGGGAGAGCATCTCCTCGGCCCCCGGCTGGGCTCAAATGCTCTGGCGCGAGGCTGGGCTCGGCGGGACCAGCTGGACCTTCGGAGTGCAGCAGCCGTGAAGGTCGAGATCGGGAGCAACCTGACCAGTGTGCTGGGTCTGTTCGCGCTGGCCGCCCTGATCTGGTCAATCCGGCGGCACTGAGTTTGACTACCTCCCCGTCACGGCTGTAAGGTATCGGCTGTGGCGGGGAGGTCTCGTCACGGATGGGGAGCGACATGTCGAAGGAAATGCCCAAGAAGCCCAAGCGACCGTTCGAGCGACAGCCGGTCAAGCCGGAGAACACCCGGCCGCGCGAGACCACGCAGAAGCCCAAGCGCAACACGAAGCCGGAACTGTGATCCCCGGCAGCGGCCCCGGACGGGGCGTGCCGTGGTGGCGCGGGACCACCCCTCTCTTCTCCTGGCACCAGCCGGGGCGGCAGGAGTCGATCGGCATCCGTCGTGAGGGCCGCATGGTGGCCGTCCTGGAGAGCCGTCACCGTCGCGTCTACTGCTCAACCTGCGGCGGGGTCGGTGAGGTCTACGACCGGACCACCGGCCGTCTGGTGACCTGCCCGGTCTGCAACGGCACCGGCCTACCGCCGAAGTCCATGGCAAAGCCGAGCGACCCGATCCGGATGTGCGGCAAGTGCGGCGGCACCGGCCGGGTGCGCGACCCCAAGACCGGGGACCTGATCGACTGTAAGGTGTGCCACGGCTCCGGCGCGGTGCGCTGACCGCGCGGCTCAGGCAACAGAGGACCCAGGGGACGATTCGTGACACATCTGCACTACGGAGACCGCAAGCACTGGTCTCTGACGATCGGCCGAATCACCGTCGGCCGGTCGTGTCCATGGGCACAGCACCGCGCCCACTCGATCCGCTTCCAGAGAGGCTGACCATGAGCCGGACAGCTCGGCCCGCTGGTGGGAGCTACCGCACGACCGGCAACGCGAGGGCCGTCAAGGTCGTCTGGCCCTGGTCCAGGGCACCGGCGTCGGGATCGACTGCCCGAAGTGCGGCGCCGCTCCGGTCGTCTACAACGGCAACTACTTCTGCGACAACTGGTCCTTCCCCTTCTCCGGGGCAGACGGCGAGTGCGACTGGGCGATGGAGCACCCGACCACCTCCCCTCAGAGCCGCCGAGTCTGCACACTGCTCGGAATCGAGCCGTCCAGGGTTTGATACTTGGCTGTCATGGCTGTAAGGTAAGAGGCAGAGCGGCACCGAGCCGCAGGGATGGGGAGCGACAGATGGCAGAGCACAAGGGCTACCGGACCGGCGCGGGCAGCGA